CCTCACGGTGATCCGCCCGGCTGGACGCTGGGCCGACGAGGCCCACGTGTCCGCCCGCTCCGCCCGGAGGCCGGAGGTCGTGCCGCTCACCAGCGACATGTCCCCCGACCCGTCGAGCGTCGCGGACCTCGAACGCGAGCTGCGCATGCTGTCCGCCCGGAACCTGGGCCCGGACGCGATCTTCGACGGACGCGACGTACTGCTGTGGGTGCGGCCGTACCGCTGGACCAACCCACAGCACATGAGCGGCTGCTCCCTACTCCTAGAACGGGTGGGGGTGGCGCTGTGATGTACGTGCAGGATGACGGCCGCGTCACGTCCTCGGCCGCCCGCTCCCCGTTGCCGACCGTGCTCGGCGACCCGCTGCCCGCCTTCGAGCCGGCCCTGTGGGTCGTCGCCTGCCACGAGACGGCGTGGGCCACCTCGCAGGTACAGGGCTTCCAGTACGGGACCGTCGACGGCGGCTACGCCATGGTCGTCAGGGACTGCCTCCGCCCGGCCGAGCAGCAGGTACTGTGGAGGGAGGACGTGACGGCCGCCATGCTGGAGGAGGCCGGCACCGCCGCCGGGGCGGACGGCCTGTATCGGTCGGCGCACACCCGCATGTCCCTGTTCATCGCGACGCACGCCACGGCGATCGTGGCCGAGCGCTACCGCGAGCTTAAACGCTCGCAGCTGCGGGCCGGCGGAGGTCTGTGACGTCCTCGGCGATGCGGCGTCGGTCCGACGCCACGTCGCTCATCCGCGGACCACGTACCGGTCCTCGCTGTCCCACCAGGAGTCATCCTCCCCGTCGTCGGGCACGTGCTCGGAGCCGTCGGCGTTGAACACCTGCGGCGCCGCAGCCAGGCCATGGCCGACCGCACGGCGCACGTCCTCGAGGGCGTAGCGGACGGAGTCCACGGTGTGGTTCTTCTTGTCCTTGAGCTTCGGCAGGACGGCGCCCGTGAGCTCGTCCTCCTCGTAGCTGTAGTGCGTCCACTCGTCCTCGACGTGCTTGCAGTCGGGGTGTATCACGACGTCAAAGGACTTCAGGAACTCGACGCCCTCCACGACAGAGCCAGGGCCCTTACGCGAGGGCGCCACGTTGAAGCCACGACGGCGCATGTGGGAAATAGTCTCAGGGCGCGCGCTGTCCGCCACCACCCTGAAGCCCCTCCGCACACTCTCCAGCCCCTCGAAGCCGAACCTGTTGGCCCAGCGCTCCTGCCCCGTCGGGTCCGTGCCCGCCCAGAAGGCGGGGGTGTCGTCCGTCTCGAGGCGCAGGCGCCACAGCTCTCGGCGGATGTAGAGCGTCCGGCCCCAGACGTAGCACTCGACCAGGACAGACGGGTCGTTGACGAAGCCCCAGTCCGCGCCGAGCCTCGGCACACAGCCCTCGGGCACCTGGTCGTCGATGTCGTCCACGCGCCAGTTCCGGGAGACCCTGGCCTCGCTGCGCGAGACCGGCTCGCCCTCCCAGACGTGCAGCCACTTGTCCACGTCGCGCTGCTTATCCCACTCCATCTCCTCGCGGAGCACGTCGGGAAAGTAGGCGTTGTCGCGCCAGCTGACCTTGCGGATGACCGAGCGTGGCGGGGGCGTGCCGCCGAGGAACATGGCGTCGACCGGGTCGGTCGTCAGGGTGCGGTTCCAGGACCACCACATCTCGGAGCCCGGCTTACGTATGGTGGGGGTCAGGAGACCGATGGACTTCTTGGAGGCACGGTTCGCCTCCTCGATCCAGGCGCCGTCCAGGCCTTCCATGGACTTCACGCTGTCAGGGTTGGTCCGCAGCCCGGCGAACAGGAACTGCACGGCGCCGTCCGCGCCGGTTATCGCCCTGTCCGTGATCCTGAAGAACCCGTTGCCACCGTCCTCGACCGGGCCGAGCCTGGCCGCCCTGATCTTGTCCTCGAGGAGCTGCTTGACCGACGCGTTAATGGACTTCTGTATCTCGCGGGCGAACAGCCAGCGGAAGCCCTCGGCCCGGCGCTCCCAGGCACGGAGCGTCAGGGCCTGGGCCATCTCGTGCGACTTGGCCCCACCGCGACCGCCGTAGTAGGCCTTGTGGCGGGACGGACGCTGCGTCAGCTCGAGGAAAGCAATGCTGGACCGCAGCGCCGACAGGTCTGGCTGCGTCCCGGCCCGGGCCGGCACGAGGAGCCCCACGTCAGGAGCCCTCCGGCCACTGCGAGCCGTGCGCCGCGTCCTCCTCGGACCAGCGCCTGCGGTAGTCGTCCATGGTGGCGCCATCCGGCAGGACGTACTCCACCCGGACGGAGTGCTCGAGCGGTGCGCCGGGGATGCCCCCGACGTGCAGCTCGCCCTTGTCGCGGTACTCCGGGCGCTGTGCCTTCAGGGCGGCCAGGAGGAGGTTGTCGTTTGGCACCTGGTCCGCAACGTAGATGGGCTCGAAGTCGTCGTCCAGCATGACCTCTAGCGTCACCGGGTCGATCATGGGTATGGGGTTGCCGGCCTTGTCCAGGCGGAGCGTCGAGTGGCCGTACAGGGCCCTGTGGTACAGGGCCTGCTCGAGCCGGTCGACGGGGATGTTCCGCGCGGCGGCGTAGGCGGCCAGGAACGCCTCGCTCTCGTGCTTCCAGCGTACGACCGTGCTCTGCGATAGGCCCAGCTTGCCGCAGGCCGCGCTGTCCGTGTAGGTCTGCGCCCGACACTCGAGGAACCTGGCCTGCTGCGGGGTGAGCGCCTCCAGCTCCTCCGGCTCGAGGAGCACAGGGAAGCTGAAGCCGTCGCTGTGTCGACGGGGGTCTCGGAGCTGTTTAGGGGCTTTCGTCATGGCGCCATCGTGTCGCGCCGGCGCTGGCACGCGGACCAGCGTGTGGGTGCAGCGCCCGGCCGGAGTTTGCGCTTGGGAGCAAACCGGGCGCTGCGATCGGTCAGGCGGGGGAGCGCTTACTCAGCACGCCCCAGGCCAGGCCGACCAGGGTGACGGCGGAGCCGACGACCTCGGGCAGGTAGGTGACGAGGACGGAGGCGTCCGCCGGCTGGATCGATCCGTAGAGGATCAGCAGCGGGCCGAGGGCCGTCATCAGGTGCCGCACGGCAGACTTCGTCGCCTCGGCGTAGTCGAGCTGGGTGGTTTGCTCCATCACTCGGTCCCCTCGGGCTCGGGCTGCACCTCGTGCACCGTCACCGACAGGCCGGCGTGGACGTAGAAGCTTTCCGCCTCGCCGACGGCCAGGACGCGGTCGAACGCCTCCTCGCCCGAGACGGGGTCGGCGCCGACGACGCGCACCGGCTTGCCGGCGTTCGCCTCGACGTGTACTCTCGTCGTCATGTCTCAGTTCTCCTCAGGTTGGTACGTCGTCAGCATGCCCTGTGGTGGCGTGCCCAGCGAGCCGTCGCTTCTCCGCGGCCATCCGCATCGCCTTGTCCACCAGGTCCTGGGCCTCGGCCTCTGACATCGGCTTACCCGTGGTGGCCTCGAACAGCCACTGCATAAGCTTCCTGCCGTCGTACGTCTTCCCGTCCGGGTTGACGCATGCCTCCATCATGGGCTTATCGGTGAGATTGCTCATGCCGGCACACAGAACTGGAAGTGCATCCAGTCGTAGTCGGCGTGACGGCCGAGCGACACGGCGCCCTCGGCCTCGACGGCCTTCCAGAACGGAAGGTACTCCCTCTTGGCGAACTCGGCCCGGTCCTTGCCCCACCGCAGCTGGTTGCGCTCGGGGTCCAGGTCGACCGCCACGCCCCAGGAGTGGGTGGACGGTTTCGAGCCACCCCGCATGTTCCGGTCGTTGAAGCACCCGCCGAACAGGTCTAGCTGCAGCTCGCGCATCCTGGCCTCGCCGTACTCGTCGGCGGCGGCCTCCATGATGCGCTGCAGCGCCGGGGCCACCTTGACGTGGCAGCGGATACTCGACACGGTCTGGGACAGGTCCCACGCCAGGCGGAAGGGGAACGGGAGGACGGCCCTGCCGGCCGTGCAGTCGTGGGAGGCACGGGGGCCGAAGAAGTCGGCCATGGCACGCTCCGAGGAGTAGGTGGGCCACTTTGTCGACTTCGGTGGGACGCCAGCTGGACGCTCGAAGACGGCGGACCCACCGGACTTGACAATCGACCAGTCCTCGAGGGCCGCCGCGGAGGCGGGCCCCCACAGGCCGTCGAGGTCCCCGGCGTAGGCGCGCAGCTCCTTAAGGGCCCACTGAGCGGCGAAATCCCGGCGTTTCGCCGCGTTCCAGCTGTCAGGCACCCCGCCGGTCCGGCGAAGAACGGAGGCGACCGCATCCTGCGTCGCCGGGCCAGCCATGCCGTCCGCCTTGAGGGTGGCCACACCGGCTGCGGTCAGCAGCCGCTGCAG